GTTGCAGAATCCGTTTCCGGTTTTGTTTGCAAGCGTCGTCATACTACGTATAATCCCCACGATCCGTATTACTGATAAATTGTTTGAGGGTATTTTAACCGTGCCAAGTTGAAGTATTGCTTTAAGTCTGGCGTGTATTATTCGGTAATACAAAAATGCCGCAGGGGCTTGATTTTATAAAATAAAATGTGTAACTTCGCACTAAGCTTGCGAGAGATAATGACTCGGGGTTCTGACGACCCCGGTCTTTAACCGCTAAAAACCCGAGATGCTAACTTAGGAGTGTAAGAAGGGTGTGCTGTGTTTAATTATTAATGGGGGGAGATCATGTGTGAATGTAATTCTGATTACTGTATCTGCGAGTTCTACGATGAAGTAGAGTCCGGTGATATTATTTTGTTTATTTAGTATCTTTGCCTTGATGGCGAAGAGTAGAGCACAACAAGCAGCAATAGCAATTGCTAAGAAGAAGAAGGCTGGTAAGTTACCTGCTTCCTATAAAAAGGGGGGTAAGGTAAAATCGCGTGTCAATGAATCTGGTAACTATACAAAACCCGGGTTGAGGAAGCGGTTATTCCAGGCGATCATGCGTGGCACTAAAGGTGGTCGCGCTGGTCAGTGGTCTGCCAGAAAAGCTCAAATGCTAGCCAAGCGATATAAAGCCGCGGGGGGAGGGTATAAGAACTAATGGCCCTCAAAAAACCACAACAGTCGTTAAAGAACTGGACCAAGCAAAATTGGAAAACAGCCAGCGGTAAGAAAAGCTCAAAAACCGGGGAGCCGTATTTCCCTGCAGCGGCAGTAGCGGCCCTAAAAAAGGCGGGGCTCTATGCTAAGGCTATGAGGCAGAAAAGAAAAGCTACCAAGAAGGGCAAGCAATTCGCTAGGTACTCTGCCGACATCCAAAAGATTGTAAAAAGATTCAGATAATGTACACTAAGAAAGTATTAAATAAATACATGACTGGGGGGAAAGCTCCAGTTGATCCACCAAAGTCTAGACCAGACAGCAAGTCTACATATACATTAGGGAATAAAACATTCATGGGATCAGAAGCGGATCGCATGATTGCCTTCGATGAATTCTTACAAGACAACTATCGTGATGCCGATCTTTTCGCTCGGGTTGAAGAGATGGATCGTTTTGTGAATAGCGGAGCGCATAAAGACGATGCCGCTATGGATGCCTACAAGGTTGACCCTTCAAACTTTGGTAAAGGCAAAAAGACCGCTAAAGCTACATCAGCGAAGCCATTCTTTACAGAGCCAAAGAATATTAGAGATGTAACTGATAAAGAGAAAGAGGCAATGATGGTTAAATCATTTTCTGATTTTAAAAAGGCGAAAATGGAAAACCCAGACTTGGATCAAGGTGAGTTCCTCAAAGGATGGTTTAAATCTAACAACATACTTAGATGATACTATCCGGAGCTTCTAGCTTGCGGTAGAATCTTTGTACGTTCAAACGTCCCCTCTGGGACAAAGCATACCTCACCCGGTAATTGTATTTATTTTCATGGAACATCTGATCGAGCTCCGTCTTTGGTGACAGCTTATCAAAGTGCTTGTATATATATTCCCTCTTGACTAAAGGATATACCACCCGGGGGCCAAGTTTTTTTCTAGACAGACCCATCTGGTCAGCCACCCAGTCCAGAGTAAAGAACTCTAAGTCGTACACAAAAAGCATGAACTCCATCTCGGTGCGCGAAATATCATGCTTCTCAGACATAACTCGGAAGGCACTCTTGATGTGCTTCGCATAATTACTTTTTATATACCGTTCCGGTTGCTTGGAGAACTCCCGAAACATCTTAGACTTAGGAACCTGGCTCCGGGGCATTACAATAGGTTTTTTATCCTAGAGTATTCACTCTCTAGCCTATCATATCTTGACTGCATGTCTTTTAAGGACTTCGCCAACATCTTATTTCCCAGCTCGAGGTGCTCGATCTTTCTTTGGTACTTGCGCTCTATCGATGCGACATAGTTGTCGATGGTCTTTCCGGAGAAGAAATTTTTTCTCTTGGCCATACCTATCGTTTTTTCGCTGTGCTCCACGACCATCTCAGTTATTCTATTTGTCATTAAATCATATACCCCCGGGTATTCGTCGTCGTACAACATATTTGATTCGTGGCATCTGCGGCAGTGGACAACGGTAGAGTGATCTTTATTCATGACCGAGCCGATAATAGCATAGGTGAGATTCGTCTCGTTTGTCAAGGCTACCGCAAAAGCTTGACGCACCCTAACATTTCGGCGCTCCCGGTTGGTTTTTATTTGGTATTCATTAATAATGTCCCTCCAGAGTTGAGCGGCGGCCATATGCTGTGAATAAATAATTGGTGGTAAAGATCTGGAAGCTTTCATCGGCGCCTTAGATTTTAAATTATATTTGTTTAACAGCTAAATTAAAAATAATATGACCAGCGACCAAGAGTTTTTGGAGACTGTTGCCACGGTTCTTGCCAGTATAAAAGAAATGGCATACGAAATCGGCATCGATGACAGACTCGTGCTCTCTTGTTTCGTGGGCATTATCGATGATGAGTCCGAGACAAACAAGCTCAACGCAGTGTATGATTTTGTATTTGACAACGACGATGAATTCGATGAGGTTACCGACTTTATGATGCAAGCTTGGGAGGAAAATAAAGACGATCCCCCAAACGGAACAATAGACTGGTGGATAAATAGATTAAATTAAAATGAATCTTATTAGAAAAGTTGTCATTGGGCAAAATCCCAAGGACGCCATGGCGTATTACGTAGGTATGCGCGTAGGGCAAATGAAAGTAGACTCCATTATATTGGACGAAAGACATCTCGCAAAACACTCAATCAAAAGATATTTAGTATATTTGAAAGGGGAGGAAGGTTTGATGCTGTGGAAAACAGTAGAGAACGTACCCTGCTTAATTGAATATGACTTAAATTTCTAGCGTATGAAAATGGTAGAGAATTTCTTGGTGCGTCTATCCAAGAGATTTAAAGACACCATAGAGGTGAACGGGGAGGAGCTTTATCTAGCTTCAAAATACAATGAGTTTGAACACCGGGTGATGGAAGGCGAGATCGTCTCCGTACCCATGCGAGATGAAAATGTCGCAAACAAAGGCGATACACTATACTTCCACCACCACGTGGTAATGGAAAAAGGCCAAGGGTTAGTATATGAAGATGAAAGACTATTCATAGTAAGATACCACCCCGACACTCCATATTCATCCCAGGCATTCGCCGTGAAAGATGAAAACGGCATCCGAGCACTATCGGGATGGGTACTGCTGCACCCCATTGAAGAGGAAGAAGAGCTCAAGAGCAACACCATCCAAATCATAAGCTTTGAAGAGAAAGAAAATAAGCGCGGCAAGGTTGCGTTTACAAATAAGGTTCTGGAAGAGGCCGGAATTAGGGTAGGCGATACCGTAGGGTTTTCAAAGAATTCCGACTACGAAATAGAAATCGACGGAGAGAAATACTGGAGAATGAGATTTGATGATTTGCTTTATGTCGAAATCGAAGAAGTTCACAACGCTTGATGCAGCTGAAAGGCTGATGGCCTCCATGGAAGTGGCTATCAATAATATGATCGACGAAATAAAAAAGCCCGTCGATCCAGAGGCCGGCGGGTCACAGCGCAAGGCTGAGCTGCAAGCGATAAAGATTACAGCTACCGACGCCAGAGAGCTGCTGCAGGAAAGACAGCGACTCGAGCAGATGGTCAAGGAGCTGAAACAAACGGGAGGTATAACAGAACAGTCGGATTTTTCCGGTGGGTTCGCAGAGAAGTTTTCAAGATGATAGACGCAAATCTTTTCAAGACACTGGTAAAAACAACGGTACTGCTACAGAGCACGCTCGAGACAATGGACGACGTCAAAGGCACAAACATCTACAAGCATAGCCTAAAGAATAAGATCAAGAACTTAGAGAAATCCATAGAGCAAACAATCAACGATAAGGTTGTTGCCCTCGACATGACGGACTCCAATCTATTTGACGAGATAAAATCTAAAGTAGACGTCATCCTAGACATGACGCTGGAGGAGATAGGAGGACTTAAACTAGCGGTTAAAGAAAACAGAGCTAACGCATTGGAAATCAACGAGATAGAAAATACATAGAGAAATGGCTAAGAAGCAATCAGCAAGAGTGTATCTGAAAAAGTCTAAGAAGTCTCGCCCCGGAGTACATGCAAAAACAAGAAACTCCGGAACGAAGACATCGAAGAACTACAGAAAGAAATACAGAGGACAAGGAAGGTAACCTTTAACACCAAAAAGAAATGACACCATTAGAGAATGTTCAAATGATTCAAGTTAAAGAGGGTGTAACTACTATCACTTACAAAGATGGTACTAAACTTACCACTAAAGATGATATTACACTTGGACTTGGCTACAAGAATTATAACGATATTCCTCTAAATGACCATTGTCTTTAAAACCAAAGAGAAATGATTAGAAAGAGGCGCCACATAAGAGAGATAGAGAAGTACCTCCGTATGCTGGAAATTGATCAAATCAACTTAACCATACAAGCAAGTAGGTTTGGGTGGACCGATGAACTACAAAAACAATTAACGAATTCAGCCCTACTGATTCGTAAGTACCAGAGAAGACTTAGACTAATTAAAATGTAAAAGAGCAATGAGAGAAAATACTATGAGCCGATTGCTTATTAAAATCGACTCACTAAATTCTGAGAAAGAAAACAATGAGAGACATCGCATAGCTGAGATATGCACTAGAGATTTAAAGGAATATGGAATTGAATCTGATTGAATGGGCGGTAGTAATATTAATAATTATTGCTTGGCATATCTACTTATTTAAAAAGATGACAGATAGTGATAGAAGTTAGTGTTACAAAGGACCAGCTAGAAAGGGCTAGAACTCGATTTGAGTTTCAAGAGCTCAATGGATCTATCACCAAGGGTGATGGAAACCTAGCTGGCGCACTAGGTGAGATCATTGTGCTGGACGTGTTGGAAGGTAGAGGCAACAAAGTTACCGACACAAGCACCTACGACTACGACCTCAAAGCTAACGGACTAAGCATCGACGTAAAAAGCAAAAGAACAAACTACAAGCCGCGCGAAGGATTCCGAGTTACAGTATCCTCTTGGAACACAAGGCAGCGTTGCGATTACTACATGTTCACCTATGTGATGAACGACATGAGTAAAGTGTACATAGCAGGGTACATGCCGAAGAAAGAATTTTTCGAAAAAGCCTCATTCCACAAAAAGGGGGATCTCGACCCGGGAGAGTTGGCCAATAGAGACTGGAGGTTTTCGCACGACTGCTACCTAATGAATTTAGAAGAATTAAATACACTGTAAGATGAATAAAAAAGAACTTATCATAGAGATGTACTCCCACACAGAAGACGTTCTCTTTGCTGATGGGTGGGACGAGTGCATCATAGGATTCGACCCCGTGGGATGGAAAGTGATATACTCCCGATCACTGTGCATAGCGAAGATGTGCCATGACGACAAAATAAACGAAGAAGAGGCCGTAGATTACCTAGAATACAACACATTTAACGCATATGTAGGGGAAAACACCCCAATATTCGCTGATGACCTAGAGTGGGAGAGCACGGTTGTCCAAGGCATTTAATAGGTTTTCTTATCTTTATACCGTTATGAGCTATACAGAAAACCCAGAAGCCAAGATGGTGATAGACTGCGTGTTACGCAGAAACGCTAAAATGTTTACAGACCTAGGCATTGACAGCGGACGTGAGGAATATGAAAAAGCACGAGCCCTAGAAAATGAGCGCTTACGCAGAATTAGAAGGTTTGATCCAGAGAAAATAGATAGATTGTTGATAGAGTGAAATCATTTAAAAAAGAAGCTCTATCTCTAATAGAAAGAAATGGGTACGACGGAGCTATAAGACACTGCAAGCAAATAATAGTACTATCCCCTAATACATTTGGGATGTCCTCTAAAGTGAATCGTTACGAAATTTTACTAGAATACATTTCTACCATGCGTGATGATGTATCGCAGCTATATCACAACCATCAACAGCACACTGGGTAATGTCTATGCTGGGGGAGCTGCTCGCGCAAGCCGTTAGTAATGTAGCGGATAAAATAATAAGTAATCGTTTCATATCTTCCAGTGTTAATTTAATGTAAAGTACTAAAAATATTTTAAATGGCCGGTCTTGTAGATATAGAGGGGTATGATCAGAAGGTCATAAACATCTGTCCAAATGGAACTTCTGGAGAGGTGATTGAAATCGCAGACTTGTTTATACAGCTACCTAAGAAGCCTGCTAAAAAAGATATTCTCTTTAGCGGTAACAAGAAAGAAGATCAATATTGGCAACGCGGGGAAATGCCCTCCGACCTCAAGCGTGTTCGCTCCATGGATGAGTGGCTTGAAGCACCAAAAGAATTCAGAGATAAACACATACATTATATTCAGCAAGAGTTCAACCGCAGGAAAGAAGGTATGTGGTTTATGAATAACGGTAAGCCCACATACATCACTGGCAGGCACTACATGATGTTGCAGTGGTCCAAGCTTGACATAGGATACCCGTACTTTTTAGAGTTTCAGCAAAGACTTTTCATCCACCAGAAAGCATGCGAGGTAGACCCCAGAAGCATGGGACAGATATATACTAAGTGCCGCCGCTCTGGGTATACGAATATGTCGGCAGCCGTATTGCTAGACGAAGCCACCCAGGTAAAAGACAAGCTCCTTGGGCTACAGTCTAAGACCGGGAAAGACGCGCAGGAAAATATATTCATGAAGAAAGTGGTGTACATGTTCAAGACCTACCCATTCTTCTTCAAGCCCATACAAGACGGTACAACAAACCCACGTGTGGAGCTCGCATTCCGTGAGCCCAGCAAGAGAATCACAAAAAACAACAAGACCTCTAGTAAGGGTGAGGCGCTAAACACAATCATCAACTGGAAAAACACCACCAATAACGCATACGATGGCGAGAAGCTGCACATGATGTATCTCGACGAAGCGGGTAAATGGGAGAAGCCTACAGATATACGTGAGGCATGGCGCATCCAAAAGACGTGTTTGATAGTGGGGCGCAAGATCATCGGTACAGCAATAGTTGGCTCTACAGTAAACCCTATGAGCAAGGGCGGGAAAGAGTATAAGGACCTATGGGCGGACTCCGATCCCAACCACCGCAACGAAAATGGTAGGACACGTTCTGGACTATACAGAATATTTATACCCGCATATGAAGCTATGGAGGGATTCTTTGATAAGTTTGGAAACCCAATAATTGAAAACCCAGAAGAATCGATCATGGGTATCGATAGTGAAGAGGTTGATATAGGCGCAAAGACATTCTTAAAAAATGAAAGGAAGTCCCTTCAAGATGACCACTCGGAACTTAACGAAGTCATACGCCAGTTCCCCTTTACTGAGGATGAAGCCTTCCGAGACAGTATCCAAGGTTCTCTATTTAATCTTACCAAGATATACGAACAAGTACAACACAATGACAACCTCTACCCAAATCCAGTTGTTATTGGTAACTTCGTCTGGGAAAACGGTGTGCAAGATTCTAAGGTGATTTTCTCCCCGGACGTTAACGGCAGATTCCGGGTTGCTTGGCAACCCCCTGCCGAAGAAAGAAATAAAGTGATCAATGAGCGTGGCCATCGAAAGCCAGGAAACGCGCACATTGGTGTTGGAGGGGTCGATAGCTACGACCTCGACGCTACGCTTGATGGACGTGGCTCTAAAGGTGCAATGCATCTTTATAACAAGTTTAATATGACAGCGCCATCCAACATGTTTGTAGTAGAGTATGCTTCTCGACCTCCCCTCGCTAAAATATTCTATGAAGACGTGTTGATGGCTGCTGTTTATTATGGATACCCTATCCTTATAGAGAACAACAAATACGGAATCGCTAGATATTTCGAGCAGCGCGGATATTCTGAGTATCTGATGGACAGACCTCAGCATCTATCTTCAAGCTCCAGTAAAGTTAACGTCAAAACAAAGGGCATCCCCTCTAACTCTGCAGATGTTATACAGTCGCACGCCCAGGCCATAGAGGACTACATACACAGCCACGTGGGTGTAAACTTAGAAACTAATGCACTTGGGAACATGTACTTCAACAGAACGCTGGAAGATTGGATAGGATTTAAGATCGATAATAGAACAAAGTTTGACCTTACCATCAGTTCTGGACTTGCTCTTTTAGCAGCACAAAAAGTCAAAAAAGAAGAAGTAAAATCTAACTTTTCAGAGAAAAAGTTTTTCCGTAGGTATAAGTTTAATGCCTAACGTAATGACGTTAAGCGATTTAGTATATTTGCAAGGAATACTTTATCTCACGAAATGTTTGATAGTAATAAAAAATCCGATAGATACGGGAATTTCCCGGACCCACTAGCTTCACCAGAAGTAAAATTGTCTAAAGCATTTGGCTTAAAATATGCCATGGCTATAGAGAATCAATGGGGTAATGCGTCAGATGAGGGCTCCCTCTACTACCGCAGAAAAAAAGAATTTGAGGCTTCTCGCGATTACGCGAACGGAACCCAAGACACATCAAAGTACAAGCAGATACTCAACTCTCTGGACCCAAACAATGGGGACGGTACGTTGCTTAATCTCGATTGGACTCCGGTTCCTATTGTTCCGAAGTTTATCAAGATCGTGGTAAACAAGATCTTATCTGCTGACCCTTATCCAAACGTGGAAGCCGTAGATCCGCTTTCTCGAATGCAAAGGGACAAACAAAAAAATAAGCTTAAAGCACAAATCCTCACTAAAGACTTCCTAAAGAAAGCTAAAAATGCGGGCGTGCAAACAGACGTTGATCCAGACGCCCTCCCAGAAAATATCGAAGAGGCTGAAATCTTCATGGATACCAACGTAAAAACGCAAGCAGAAATCGCCAGCCAGATCGCTACAAAAATGACGCTGGACTGGAACAACTTTAACGACGCTACATATCGTCGTTCTGTCAACGACCTTGCAACTATTGGTATTGCGGTAATTAAACGGGACAACGACCCAAATTACGGGATCACAGAAAACTACGTAGACCCGTCGCACTTTATACATAGCTACACAGAAGACCCCAACTTTGAGGACCTAGTATACGCCGGACACATAAAGCGCGTTACCATACAAGAGCTCAAGAGGTTGGCCGGTGATCAGTTTACAGAAGAGGAGTATCACGCAATAGCAAGGACCGTTAGAAATAGATTCCAGAACGACCCCTCTCGCCTTACACACTCACACTACGACAAGAGCCTTCAACGTGCGTCTTACGGGTATGATGAGTATTTTGTAGAGGTGATGGACTTTGAATTCTTATCGGTAGACAAAATCTACTACGAGGAGAAAGAGTCTAGACACGGCAACAAGAACTTCTTCTACAAAGGCAGCGAATACAAGCCGCCAGCCGAATCTGTATACGAGAGAGTGGGCCACTGCCTACACAACACAACAGTATATGGTGGTAGTTTTATACTGGGCACACAACATATATATAACTACGGGCTAAAGAAGAACATCCCGAAAAACATTCACGACATCACCAAGGCTCGCCTTTCGTACAGCGTAGTTGCTACAAACTTACGCCGCATGATGCCTAAGTCTATGGTTTCTTCTATCATAGGGTTTGCAGATCAACTACAGCTTACCCACCTAAAGATCCAGCAGGCTATTGCCAAAGCAAAGCCAGACGGGATCATTATTGATATTGAAGGATTGGAAAATGTGCAGCTAGGTTCTGGAGGAGAACTTCAGCCACTAGAGCTCCAGGATATTTACGAGCAAACGGGAGTATTCTACTACCGCTCTAAAAATCCGGACGGTGGTTTCCAAAACCCTCCTATCAGACCTCTAGATAACAGCATTAGGAACATCAATGAAATGATCGCCCTATACAACCACTACCTGCGTATGATTCGCGATACTACCGGAATCAACGAGGTAATGGACGGCACATCACCCAAAGGAGATCAGCTTGTTGGGGTGCGTCAGCAGCAGCTTGCCGCAGGCAATAACGCTATATACGACGTTACCCACTCTTCTAAAGTCTTGTACAAGCGCGTGTGTGAAGACATCATTCGCTGTCTGCAGATCATTCCGCAGGGAAGCACCCTTCATCAGATATATGTAAACGCCATTGGCGAAACAAACATGAATGTGCTCTCTAGCTTTAGTGAACTACCGATGTACAACTTCGGCGTTCAGATAATGGGCAACATGGATGATAGAGATGCTGCATACCTAGAGCAGAATATTCAAGTTGCACTAGCCTCCGGAGAGATTGACTTAGAGGACGCTATAGGTATCCGCGGTCTAAGAGACATCGATCAAGCAGAGCAACTGTTGATTGTTCGCCGCAAGAAGCGCATGAAAGCCAAGCAAGAGATGAACCTTCAAAACATTCAAGCGCAGCAGCAAGCAAATGCACAGAATCAGCAGATGGCAATGCAGACAGACGCACAGAAAATGCAGATGGAAGCAGAGCTTGAAATGCAGAAGTTCCAAATGGAAAGCAAGATTAAAGCTCAGCTGATGGAACTAGAGCATATGTATAATAAAGAAATTCAAGCTATGAAGGCTCAGATTGTCGCACAGCAAACTGCAGTGGGACAACGTGGCAAAGCAAGCTTGGACATCATGAAAGAGGACAGAAAAGACAGTCGCGTGGAAAAGCAAGCTATAGAGCAATCCAAGCTTATCGCGCAAAGAAAAGACCAAAGACCTCCTTTAAGTGATACTCCAGATAGCATAGCCGATTTAATTGATAACCAGTAAGTTAGTATCTTTGCAATTATGGCAACAGTAATAAATTTAGACAACGCAACCAGAGTAGATATCACTTGTAGAAAAGGGGATACATTTAACTTAGAATTCACTTTTTCTGACGAGTCTGGGAACCCTATAGATCTAGATGGCTATCAATGGAAGATGGATGTAAAAGAAACGGACACTTCCTCGGGAGATATTATTGCTGATAGTTCTTTTGAATATGCTGGAGATGCAGCGGCTGGAAAGCTAACAATAACAGCATCAGCCACTACAATGGCTGGAGTGTCTGGAGGTATATACGTTTACGATCTGCAGTCTACCGCTAGTAATGTAGTAAAAACATGGGTATATGGTTTGTTTAAAGTAAATGAAGACGTAAGTGAGTAATATTATTGAAATATCATCTGGGCAATCTGTTTCTATCAGTGGTATATCTACAGTAGTAACCGCAACCAAGATAACACAGCCCTCTACCAGTGTATCTATTACTGGGGTTATTGCCTCAGCATCGGCATCGGGAGATAAGACTTTTACTTTTACTCAAAGCTCTGCTAGTGCTACTTGGAATATTAATCACAATTTAGGTAAAAAACCCAGTGTTTCTATAGCAGACAGTGCAGATAGCTTGATACATGGAGCTGTTTCTTACACGGATTTAAACAACCTAACAATAAGCCTATCTGCCCCCACAAGCGGCACGG